CCAATGCTGGCATACCAAGTTCAACTGCTCGGTCTACTAATTCTTCTGGAGTAGCAATCCCGTCAAAAAGACTAAAGTGGGTATGGACATGTAAGCCTACGTAGTTCATCTTACCAATCAGTGTTGGTGGACGAAGTTACTGACGGACCATCAAAGCCCAAGTAGAACGCTTCTTGTTCTGCGTAAGGAACCTTCTTAAGCGCTGACTCCAAAGGATATGGTTCGATACCCTTCCAGTCAAATGGCTCCTTGTCTGGTGCTGATGGAATAAGTGTATAGTTTGTTTCAGTTCCCTGGCCATTACGCTTCAACTTCCAAACTACATTTGAGATGCTTCCTGTTTCTAGGGCATACTCACGAATTGTATTAAATGATGATTGCTTGCTGATACCCATTGACCAGATAGCAACATATGGTGCCTCAATGCCGTCGTCGACTAGGACATTGCAATAAAAGCGAAGACGGCCACGCCATCCAGCCTTTGGATCTTTACGGTGCATTTCTTCAGCCCAGTCACGGCCTTCTGATTCCATAGTATCTACAGCACGACGCTTATAGTCTTTTGGATTAACATGTTCTTTGACAACAAGAGCAAGTCCACGGCTATCGCTATAGTTAGCAGAGTCCTCGTCTAGTTCTTCAATGAAACGGATTTTTACTGACTGACCATCAGCAAGTTTTAGCCACTTGATCTTTGGTCCGTCGTTTTCATATTTTGGCTTATCGAGCAGGGCATTGATATTTTTTAGTCCCTTAATAACGCTCATAGTTTTCTCCTTTGTGTGTTTGTATTAGTTTAGCATAGACTCTATAGATTTGTCAAATGAAAAGTCTAAATCTTTTATTTCATTATCAGTCATATCGCCTATATCTTTATATTGTTTATTTAGTTTAACTATAGAAACACGAGATCCAAGTTTTTCAATTATCCTGTCTTTCATGTTTCCACCTGCCTCATCATTATCAGCAATAACAATAATGTTATTGAAATACTTTTGAAGCAATTCTATTTGTTTGCTAGAGACATTTGCGCCAAGCGTTGCCACTGCAGGCATTCCTAATTGATCTAGCCTGATAGCATCAAATGATGACTCCACAACATATACTCTATCAGATTTCTTTACACGATGCAAGTTAAAAAGGGTTTTGCTTTTTGGCAAACCTGGAGTATTCTTAAAATCTTTACCTTCAACTGATCTACCAACAAATCCCAAAGGGATTCCTTCTGGGCTATGAACTGGAACAGTAACCATGTCTTGTTTATCGGAATAGCCCAATGAGAACTTAGAAAATGATGGAGGATATATTTTTCTATATGAAAAATAGTTTTTTGGTCTTTCAGAGGCAACAAGGTTGTTGTGTAATCTTTTAATAATTAGTTCATCAAAAGGCTTATACTTTTCTTCTTCAACTAATGCACGATCAATATCTATAGCAAGATTACTCTGCTTTTCTTTGCTCTTGATAAACCTGGCAGCCTCAAAATACGATCTTCCAGATGTATGCATTACAAGTTCTGTTAGGTCTGCCGATTTTTGGCATGAGAAACAAAAAAACATTCCGCTATTTTTTTGGACTTCTCCTGCTGGGGTTCTGTGATTATTGTGAAAAGGACAAAATATTATAAAGTCTGCATCTAATTCTGATTCAACCGTTACGCCTGATCCCGTAAGGACTCTTTTGACTTGCTCTGCTGTATATTGATTGGATTGGTTCCGTCTACCCCTGCTATCCATTCGCTCTTCCTTTTCCCTGCGTAAACTCCGTGTATAGATAATTCAAACTCAAAAAACCCTTTTATCTCATTATACCTTATTGTGAAGTCTGGGTCAATATCAAATCTTGGAACATATCCACTCAGCCTCATTTCTGATACTAGCAATCTTATATATTCTATCTTTAATCTTCCTATTAAAGCCTCGTCCTGAATAACCCCATCAATATAAAACTTCCTCAAAGACTTATGATGATAAAAGTCTGGTGGTATGTTTTCCTTATTTTTTGGCATACCATATTATACCTACTTATCTTCAAAATCTTTGTACCTATAATAGCCTTTGTCAAAATCACACTGAACTAGGAAATCTCCCATAAAGCCATTTCTATTCTTTCTAAAAGCACACTCAATAATATCACTGTTTGTACCTCGCCCAAGGGCTAAGACCCAGTCAGCATCATACGCAATCTGCCTAGACCACGCTGTTTGACCAAGTGTTGGGACTGTAGACAAATCGTTTACATCGTCAGGTGTAGCAGAGGAGATAGCAATAATAGGAACCTCTTCGCCAATAGCCATGAGTTTGAGTTCTCTTGAAAGGTTCTTCATTCGTACCGTTTCATTATCTGACTTCTGATTAGGAGCCATTAACTGAAGGTAGTCAACGATTACAAAGTCTGGCTTATACTGATCGATCTTTCCACGAAGGACTGATGGATTAATTTCTCCACCCTGATCGTTTGAGATAATATGAAACTCTGGTTTACCCTGTAGATTTTTGGCATGCCAGTCTTTGAGCATATCTAACTCTACTTCTCCATTACTCAACTTTCTATGTGACCAACGGCCTTCACCCATAATTGTAAAGACACGATTACGCACCTCTGTCTCACTCATTTCAAGACTTATGACCAGTGGGCTACGACCCTGTTTCCAGGCCTGTACAGCGAAATAGAGAGCCAACCACGACTTTCCGATACCTGGATATGCCAAGAAGACTCCCAACTGCCCTGGCATGATTCCAGAGGGTAGGTAGTTATCAAATCCTGGCAGGCCAGTCTTGATGCCAATATGACCTAGTGCTTGTTGCTTCTTTACATTTTCAAAGTAGGCAATCGCAGATTCTAGGTCAGTAACATCAATATCACGAATAGCAGCAGTGTTCTTTTTTAACTCTGAGGTCTGTGTTATTAGATTTTCTAAAGCCTTGTTACCCTCACCCTGCTGAACATCACTAGCAGCAGATCTTAAAATATCTTTTAGGCTATCTCTTAAATATTCTCCCTGAAGTTCATCAAGATGGTGCTTGGTTGCACCCACCCCTGGAACTGGGTCAAAGTCTCTGAACTTTTCACTAACTAGGTCAACTGGCGGTAGCGATGAGTTGTTTTCAAAATAAAGCCTGATGAAGTTCCAAATATCTGCATGTGTTCTGAGAAGATTTTCTACATTGGCCTGAAGAAGAACATGTATTTGTTTATCTTGCAATACAGCAGTTATTAGTTTTGACTCTGTGCTATTCACTTAACCACTCCTTTGCCATTATCCTACGCTCTGCTCTTTCTGCATCGTCTCGCTCTTTATCTAATTTTATTTGAAGTATTTTTTCTGCGTTATATGCAAAGTAATTCCAAGAAGGGGAATGAGCAATGCTGAAATAATAATTTAATAAATCATAACAACCGATCATTCCGTAAGATTCAATAAGTGCATCGGCAGCCCACTGCTCTACATTAAGATTAAGAGAAGGCTTCTGCTCGTATCGCTGTGTATACAACTTGCTGTAACGACTAAGCAAAGCCATTCGGTCTTTGCGGTCTGCCATTACTTTGCTTCTGCTTCAGTCTGTGCTTCTAAAATTTTTGCTGTAAGTTTATCTTCAACAAACTTATAAACACGCTCAAAAGCCTGATCTGTATTTTCGCCATCTCGCTTTGAGTCAGTTACGCCAAGGTCTAGCCTTAGTGATTGAAAGTTGCCTAGATTTAAAGTGTATCCTAGAGTTACGGACACCTTAGTTGGTTCATTTTCCATTCTTATACCCTTCGCTAAATAGACTCACTCCATACAGGAATGAATCGTCCATCTTCTGTTTTCGTATATGTAAGTATACCATCGCCCATTCTTCTTGTCAACTCTTGTTTGCTGGGCGTAATATCATTTGTAATTAATCCATCTTTTCTTGGTCTACCAATATGGTATGTAGCCAGTATATCACGAATCTCTTTTACTTGCGATTCTGAATAATATGATCTAACCCTAAAACCTCGTTCTCCGCCTTTTTGAGATCCCCTTGGAAATGGAATAACTCCTCTACGCATAAGAGATGGCATATATTTTTTATGACGATTAACTAAATTAGCAGTCTCTCCAACTGTGTATGCTCGCTCTCTATTTTTTTTAAAATCACTAATTAAACAACTTTCAATTCTATCTTTATTTATATTATAAACAGACATTATCCCATTAGACTTATTTAAATGATGTATTCTAACAAGGTCCCCGTTTAAAAACCAAACTTTTTTGTTCCCTGAAATTACAGGGAGGACATTGTAACCTTCGCTCTCAATTGTTCCCTTTTTAACAGCCACATGCCCTCCTGTGAATTACTAGGCGGATGAAAAAATGTTCTCGATCCGCAAGACATACAATATAGTTCTAAGTTATTTATTTGTGAATATTGCCTATCGACAAACATTCTTCCTTTACATCTTTTACAATAAATCATTAATTAGGAATTCCCACTATCAATAAGTTAACACCGACAGTAGTGTCTCCGCCAACATTAAACTTTACAACTCCTTCAATCTTCGATGTTGAAATACTTAATAGGGTAACCGTAACATCTTTTCCAGCATCTGTATTTCCAATATTAATTGGAGTTGCAGTAACAACTGGAGGAAACTTAAACTCGCTTGGCAAACTATATGAAAATGATTGGGTAGATCCTGCTGTTTGAGATGAGCCAGAAGTTACTTGAACGTAGCCTCCTATAATTCTTGCCTCAGACGTTTTTACGCTCTGCTTGCCAGAGTTTGGGGTGTCTACCGTAACATACTTATATATTGATGTAGACGCTTGACTGGAAAGATCATTGAGTGCCTTAACTATCTGATAAAGATATGTTACATCTAAAGGCTGCCCCCGTTCGGGTAAAGGTAATATTGCCATAATATAATTATACCAGACTGACTATTCCAGAATCATATATTTTTAAATCAGGATTTAAAGATGGGTTAACGGATGATGCCTGAACAACAACACGCACAGATGTGGTTCCAGTTTTAATAAACGAATAATTTGAAGATCCTGTAGAGGCCCTAAATGTTGGAACAGAAGAGTCAAAGCCTATAAAAACATCATAGAGTATTTGAGTTGATATTTCTCCAGCAGACCAGTTAACCATTATTGTGTTTCCAACAATATTTATATCTCCAACACCAAGAAGAACTTCTCCAGATTCAGCAACAAATATTTGAGAATATGCAGACTTTCTATTTTTATCATCTGATATTATTCTAAATCTTAAAACAACAGAATTGTTTTCAGTAACCTTTCCCAAAGAATCTTTTTTAATAATAACATTTTTTATTCCTTTATCTGGAGTTTTACTCATGGTTAAACATCCAATACAAATCTAAACTCTATATAATTGGTTGTGTTGGCTGATTTTATAATTGGTCTTGCCTGAACATTTTTAATTATAGAGTAGCCAGTTAGACCGTACAAAGAGTTTGTTGATGTAGTGTTTTCAAGCCTTAGTCCGTCTAGGCATACATAAAAAGAATCCGATGGAAGATTATTTTTAGTAACACAAGCATAAATTTTTACAGAGGATACATCTGGCCAGTTAAATCTCAAACTTTTGTCTAACTCTTGAAATGTTCTTTTTGCTACAATATATCTGTTGTTTGCAAAGTTGTGCTTATCTTCTGATATACCTTGTGCATAATTAATATCATCAATGTCAACTACAAACTTTGCATATTGTATCGTTGCTGCTGGCCCAGTATGAGAAAACTCTACCAATATTTTTACATTATCTGGAACAGTTAGGGAGTTTGCCACCTTGCTTACAACAGAAAAAGAAAGTCTTAGTTCGTCCAAGGGGCTGTTCTTGCTAAAATCTGACGATGGATTATCTAACACTATATAGTCTGAATCATTTGACTTAATCATCCCACCTTCAATGTTGTATTGAAGAGAAGAAGAGTCTCCTCTGATTGCGATTATATTATTTAAAAATCTACATCTTTCGTTTCTATTAACTCTATCTGCTTGGGTAAAAACTCTATTGTCTGCATTTGTAGAAAAAATCTTTGATGTTTGGTTTATCGTTCCATTATTGCTATCGCCGTCTAATGGACTATATTCTACAGGAATGTCTATTGGAGAGGCTCCATCAACACTATACCGCCAATTATCCGTATCTGCAAAAGAATAAACTACCCTGCTATCAAATGATCCAGCCACTGGATTTGAGCCTGCAGAAAAAATACCAACTTCAGTAATCTCATATCTTTCTTCCGTAGGTAGTTCTGCTGTCAGTACTACTTTTGACAAACCATTTTCATTTACGAATCCCCTAGAAATAATAGGAGCACGGAACATTTCAAAATCTAAAGACTCTTTATTTTTTAATGTTGTTAACTCTTGAGGGGAAAATGTATAGTCAGAAACAACTGGCTTGGCTCCACAGCCTACGGCAATGTGGGACGCATACGATGGCGTCTGCCCAACAAGGTACTTTGCTAAAAGATTTTTTCCTATATTAGTTATCATTGGCTGCTCCCATAGTATATTGTATCATCAAAAATGTTCCCAGCGGTCAATATCTCTACTTCCACCTGCTCATTTTCTTTCATGTTTATAAGATTAATTACAAGGTCTCCAGTGATTGGATCTACGTATATAGACTTACAGTTTGGTGTTTTTGTCCATTTGGTCTTATCTGGCTCATTTGGATTACTTACTGGTGGTGCAATATCATATCCAGTACCGCATACTGGAAGACGATCAAGGATAGAAAGTGACAGTGACTTAAAATAAGAGTCTGCAGACTGAAGCCTTAAAACATTATTTGGGTTGTACTGTAAATACAAATCTGTTAAATTTTTAATTGGTGCATATATAACCTTTTGACCATTTATTAGGTCATGTCTAGAAATTGTTGCAAGTTCGTATCCACCAATATCTTCAAAAATTAAGTCAGTCATTATCTCTATTGACATTGTTTCGTCATTTGATAATATTAAATCTGGCGTTGCAATCTTAACACCGTCATCATTATTTTTTGGGGATGGCTCTGGTATTGCTGCTACAGCAGAAAGATAAATTGGGTCTACAGAACTAATTGGGCTTGACATTAAACCACCTCACTTAAAAATAAAGTCATTGAAGGACCGTCAGAACTTCTTGAGAATTCAATATTGTATACAACAAATCTATTATTTGGATTTGACGCCATGCTTATATCGTTCTCTTTGTAGTCTACGCTAACGATGTCTCCTAGTTGTATTGTTGGAATTGCAAATATTTGAGCCCCAATAGATCTTCTAGGCTTTGCTATTTTTTCAATTAGCCATTCCATTAAACTGTTTGCTTCATCTTGAGACTGTATATATGTTGTATCTATAGCAAAATCTTTTTTACCGTAGGTCATTCTGCTAAGTTTAATATCTTGATAGTCTTGTTTGAATTTATATGGATTTGATATAAGTTTATCTGCAACAAACTGTGGATTAGAAACAAGACTGTTCTTGTTAAAATATTCATCAACTGTAAGATTGTTATCAGACTGCTGAGTAAATGTAATTCCCTGAATTCTCAAATAGTTTCCGCTAGTTTCATCTAATGACAAAGGTGCATCGGTTGTATTAAAAATTAAAAACTCTGCTCCGTAGGATCCTGCTCTAAAACCAGATACTGCATAACCTTTCATTTTATTAAATGTTGGAGAAATTTTTGCACTAAGTGCTGGATATGCTTTATCGTATTTAAAGTTAAATGCTGCTAATTCTCTCATAATACTTCCAAACTCTTCAAAGTAGATATCATATTTTGGTGGCTCAGAAGAACTAATACCAGTTAAATAAGTATTTTGTATCAATCCGCTTATAGAGTATTTTCTAAACGACTCATTGACATCTAACTCTGAGTCTCCAAAAACAGAGTTGACTGGAGCACCCAAACGGAAAGATGTGTTTTGAGAATAGTTATTGCATAGAGCGTATACATTTTCAAACATTGCTCTTGAAGATCCTCTTGTAAATAGTGCAATATTTGAGTATGCTGGAAGCGGATCTGTATCATCTACAGTCTTTATCATAACGCCATTTAAATATAAGTAGAACCTTCTTGTTGTTCCTATGTCTTCGTATTCTACTGCTAAATCATATACCGTCGGATTTTCCTCAGCAAAACTTCTTGACTGCCCAGTAAATTTTCCGTCATCAACTGTGATTTGTCCCAAACCATCCCAAAGTTTAACTGGAACTGCGGATCCATTGTTAGACTTTATTTTATAAAAAAATACATTGCTAACGCCCTGCTTTTCTGTGTCTGATAGTTTACCCAATCCTAACGCTGCTATCTCAAAATAGTATCCAACATTTGTAGCAGGATTAAGCATTATTGCTATACCTGCAGATCCTCCAGAAATATTAATATTTTTATCTGGCGTAGTTCCATTCACTACAAAATATGTTGAAGATCCATTGGAGGTTTGTCCTCTGTCTTGATTATTTTCTATCTTACCAACAATTCTCATTCTTGTTCCAAAATGTTTATATTTTTTATTTTCTAAAGATTTATGAACATAAGAAATAAAGTTTCTTGGTTTTTCCTTTGTTGTAAAGTTTGGACCAGTTAAAGATAAAGCAGAAGACTGAATTGATCCAGGCTGTTGTTGGGTTTGTGTTGTTATTTCTCCAGTAAGTGTTGTAGAGAAAAAGTTTTTTATAAGACCAGTTCTTGTAGAAGTTCTTCCTATGGCATCCGCAGAAACACCTGTGTCTGTTGTTTTGCCTGCAGAAGAAACTGTTGTTGCAGGAATTGGGGTTTTGTTATCAAAAAGATATTCAGAAGCCATATAGCACCCCTTAGCATTGTCATCAGACTTCCAGTAATCAGATATGCCAGCAGTATGTTCTACTACATTTGTTCCAAATTGACCACGACCATGCTTTACTACTGGCCCATTTTGAAGTTTTATTACGCCACCCTGCTCAAAATACTTTGGCTCTGAGTAAATTCTTACTAGACCTGTTGGATATATTTTCCCGTTAAAAGGTAGTTTGGCAAAATAGTATTGGTAGTCTTCAATAGAAGTTATCCAGACATTTCCAAATCCAGTAACATTGTGCTGAACGGCATCGTATTTTATGATTTCTCCTTGAGAATAAAAGTACCCGTTATATCTGGCAATCCAAAACACTGCCTCGCCTAAACTAAAAGTATTATTTATAACAACATTATTTTTTACAACTGGAACATCTGCAGAAAGGTTTGCATTTAGTGGAATTGCTGTAAGAAGATAAGAAGATTGGGTTCCAATCTCATTATTCAAAGACTTTGTATTTTCAGTTCCAGAAACCTCCCAGAGGAGTGCTGGTTTATAGGTATAGTATCTTTCTTCATCTAAAAGGTTGGCCTGTTTTATAGATCCTATTGATCTTTGAATATGTCTTGGAGTATAGTTAATTACTCCATCATTATATACAATGTTAGACTGAGCAGAAACAGAAATAATATTTGCAAGTTTAGATTTTTCCAAAGTTTTATTTGTAATTTCTCTATCTTCAAACAAATCATTTGTTCCTTTAAGTGCAAAGGTTGTTGGCCTCTGTTCTTTGGTTGGCATTATGTAGTTTTTGCTCATCATAACAAAATTATTATATTCATCAAAAAACATTGCCGTTTGTGTAGAAACTGCTATGTCTTGAAGAATTTCTGCAACGCTTCTGTCTGGAGGAATGAAAAAATATGGAATTATTACTTCTTTTTCATTGGCCACTCTTTTAAAAGTATAGTTAGAAAATCCAATATAGTCAAGCAAAAGGGAAACTGCAGAACTAACAGAAACTTCAGTCATTAATATTTGTGGCGCTGTTATTGATTCTAAATACCAATATAGATCTCTTAAGGATATTGAAATTCTTTTGTTCACAACATCAGACTTTGGAAATGAGTCAGAGTATAGTGTTTTTATTGGAACCCAATAATCCCAACCATCCACATCAACTATAACTTCATAAAACTTAAACTGTATGTGTCTATCTGTATATTTATGAATAATACTAGAATAATTATTTTCATTAAAGGCTTGATCATAATCAAATATATTTATTGATCCATTTGAAGCAACAAGTTGTCCGACTGGCAAACCGCTAACCCCAAGGTCAGATGCACTTTTATTTATCGAATAATCTAATGTCTTATCTGATATATTCATTACAAGTCTGGGTGACATTTCTATTAAATCAAATGTTGAGTCTTTCACATTCATTGTATCAACTACAATTCTTATTCCAGAAATATATTCAAACTCTCTATATTGAACTTTACCATCTAATGTTCTTAAAAATTTACTTGGATCTGTTGCGTCTACAACAAAGTTGGTTAGCCTATCTACAGTTTCATCTTGAACATACCACCCATATTTTGGTCTAACTATTGTATAATCTTGACCATTCCAAATATGATATTCTCCAATGTCATTTTCATTTTCTTTAATAAGATATGCATATCCAATTACCGACTCTTTTGGTAAAAAGAGTTCAGTTGGATATGTCTCTGCAAATACAAAGTTATCTCTCCACTCATCTGGAACAATTAGTCCATAAGCAATTTCAACATAGCCATCACTTTTAATAATTGAAGAGCCATCTCTTCTTCTTTTTGATGGATCAAAAGATATAAGGTCTTGCCAATTATTATCTTTTAAAACTTGAATCTTCCACTTGCTAGGAGTTTTTTGATTTAACTCTCCAAAAAATGGATCAGCAAAAGACCCTGTAGAAGATGAAAAAGGACCAAGATTTTCTGTTCCAGTATGGGTTTGCATCTTAACAACAATTCTATTTGCTGGTATTTTTTCTTTATAAACAACAAACGGACAAGCATCTTCAATGTCGTACTGAGACCCACGAACCTTAGACGCAATACCATATTCAGAAAGTGTATCAATTGTTCCCAGTTTTTGTTTACCATCTTTATCTAAAAATATTTGAGATGAGCCATAGGAAACAGAGGCGTCGTTGTAGGTATACTTATATGTTACTTCAGATCTATACGATGTCCAGTATTTAAATATATCATTTTTGTCTGGCATGTAATATCTAGGCCTATCTGCCATAAATAGATTTGGATGATGAAGTTTTCCATTCTCAAAAAATACTGCCTTATTAATTCCAGATCTTGGTCTAAACTGTCCAAAACAATCTTCCAATGAGTATAGGGTTTGCAACTTTTCTTTTTTAGTTAAAAATATAGTGGGAACATCATTATTATCAAAAGATCCATCAACTACAATGTCTGCATCTGTTGCTCCTGTATAAAAATTTCCATCATCATTGATGTCAAAACTTGTGGGTAAAGAAGAATAAACTGTAGATGTTTGTGTTGGTCTATATCTATAATTACCAACATGTTTTATATTTGTTGGTATATTCATATTCCATTCTGCAGTAATTACCGACTTATTTCTAATAGTTGGAGATGTCTCCAGAAATGTCTGCAGGTCTTTGTCTTCAAACATTATACCTCTTCCAGTGTTACAGAAACATTCCAGTAATCAAACTTGGTTCCTCTTTTTTCAACCGAATATGAAAAATCACTAATAAACATTTCAACTAGTTGATTATATTGCTGGAGATGCTTATACGGCTCTGGCGTACCCTTGAATATTCCTTTTCTATCATATGTAAGAAATACCCAAAATGAGCCCTTGTGCGAGTCATACCATTCTAACATGTCTGCTGCTCCTGCGCCTCCGTCTGTTGTGTATGCTTTGTGTGGAGACAACCCAGTTGCTGGATTAAAATTTGGAAAATCTTCATGCGACCTAGATGGAATCATGTCCCAACTAGTGCTTATTGTAATCTTGTCTGCAATGTGATATGACCTCATTCGGCCATTAATCATTCGCTCCCGCTTTTCAATTCGTTCTGTTTTAATATCAATGGGTTGTCTGTTGTCATCAGTTAAAAATAAAAACTGGTCAATAAGAGATTCATCCTCTATGCTTTCTGGATCAGTACCAACCTCAAAACCAATTGGGACATATAGTTTTTTCTTTGGGGTTGTTGTGCTTGCAGGGTCTTCTACTAGGGTACCAGAATTTTCAGACCACAGCATACCGCTTGGTCTGTTATATTTTTTACGACCATTTACATACAACAGCCTTGGATCTACATCACCTTCTGCCACCTATAGCCACCCCCCTAATTCTTCTGTCGTCAACCCTCTTTATAGTTGCCATTACAGCCTGTGCAATTTCGTCTGGATTTGCATCTGTCTTAGCATTTACTGTTAGGGTATATGTATTATTATACACTGAACCGCCAGACAACTCTCCATTATTTATTTTTCTCATTGTATCTAGACCGTATGAATCGACAGCATACTTACTCATAATAAACTCGCCTGGAGTTAACATTGCTGGAACTGTATCAGTCCCCCTAGCAAATCCACCCATAGCAAATCTTTGAATTAAGCCACCCATGGCTTTCCAGTTTGCAAACTGCGACGCTGCTATGGCATTGCCACCAAACTTCTTAATATCTGCTGCAGCCTTTTTCTTTGCTGCTTCTTCTGCAGCCTTTTTAGCATTTGCTGCCTTTACCTCTGCACTAAATGCTGCTGCTGACTTAGCCTTTTGTGCTGGAGTATTTGTTAGTTCGTCTAAATGGGCATATGGAGTGGCGCCCATCTTTTTAATATTTGCATTAACAATTTCTTTATTAAAGGCATCTGCTCTATCCTTCATATTTAATAAATCATTAACATGGCTTCCTGCAGTTTGTCCAGCATTCTTAGTAATATTTGCAACTGTAACGGCATCAGCAATTCTGCTTAAATCTTCTAAATGCAAGGCAGCAGTTGATCCGCCAGTATTAAGTCCATAGTTAAGTGCATCAAAATTATTAGACCCTCCTGAAGATCCAGACGATGACCCTGAAGAGGACCCAGTTGATGAATCAGTTGAAGAATTTTTTATAGGAATACACTTTCCTTCTTGATTTAAGAAATACCCAGAACCACATGGGTTAGTTTTGTTACCTTCACCATCTTGATTTTTAACACAGTTTCCATTTACCATGCTATACCCTGCAGGACATGGTTTTGCACCTGTTTCATCCTTAACACAGTTTCCATTTACCATACTGTATCCTGTAGGACATCCTGTTTCGGTATCACTCTTAACACAGTTACCGTTAACTAGTTTAAATCCTGGAGGACATGTAGTGACACCAGGATCTTGGTACCCTCCAGCGGGAATGATTGGATCTGTATTTACTGTTTGATTCTTATAGGCAGCAATCAAAGCATTAACAATATCAAGAGCATCCTGCATCTGCTTAACAAATTGTGCTGAACTAACTCTTGCAAGATCAACTTCGTTTTTAATTCTTTCCCATGCATCTCTTGTTTTTCCTAATACAGTAATTCCCTCAATCGCCTTTTCTAAAGCAAGTTCATTAAGTCTTAATGTTTCTCTATTTGGCTCAAGGCTCTTTTGTTCAATATCATAAATTTCGTCCTGAAGTTTTTTAATTTCTTTTTCGATTTCAATTCTACTTCTGCCGTCTTTAGATCTTAGTTGTGATAGTTCATACTCTCTTGATTTTTCTAAGGCATCCTTTTGTTTTGTTACGGCATCGGCTGCAGACTGCGCTCTCATTTCTTGTGCAGCACGAGCAGCAGCAGCAATATCTCCAGATGTCAACGCCTCGGCAAGAGTTAGTTGACCTTTCTGTTGCTGTGATATTGAAGCATTTGCTTTTTCAACCTCATCAAGAGCCTTTAATCTTTCATCATATTTTTCATTTACCTTGGCCTCTTGGTCTTCAATTTCTTTTAATCCTATTTCCTGTACTCTGATCTGCTCTTGCTTTACGGCAATCAGTTCTTCAGCCTTTTTAATTTCATCTTTGAGTTTTTTATTTGACTCATCAAAATTAAGTCTTAGCCTTGTTTCTTCTACATCAAATGCTTCCATTGCATTGCTATATCCAGTATCAAATATATCCTGCATTCCTTCAATAGTCACTTGCTTAAGTTTTAATTCAACTTTTGCTTTATCTACTGCCTTCTGAAGCAAATCTTTAAAATCTTTATTATCTATACCAAAATTAATTAACAGATTTTGTAGTGCAGAACTATCCATAATTGCTTGAAGTTCTTCTTGTTTTAAACTTCCAAATGCTCCAGTAATTTTTTTCAATAATGTTACTCTGTCTTGCAACTCTTGCTTTTCTTGTATACCAGCCTCTACAGCGGCATACTCTCTTTTGGCCTTGGTTGATTTGTTCCATGCCTTGGTTATCTTTTTTATTTGTTCGTCAGATAGGTTCTTATTAGCAATTGCTGCTGCAAAGGTAGCGTCTGCTACTGCTTCTAGAGCAACAGAGCCTTCTATGCCTGCTGCCTGCAATCTCTTAAGTGCTGCAGTTTGATCACCTATTTGATTAGCCATTTTTTGTTGTTCACTAACAAACTCTCCAAGTTTGACAGACTGAAGGGCATCTCCAATGCTCTTAGCGCCATCTTTTATTTTTATAATATTTCCTTTTTCATCAAACTTAAATAACTTATTCTTTTGTTTTTCATACTCTTTTGGATCCATGCCGACGATGAGTTCAATTAGGTCTTCTCCTGCTCCCAATCTTCTCATGTCATTTTCTATACCGCCGAAAATATCAATAGTTTTCTTGCCACCAAATAATTTATTTAAAGATTTAAACGATGCATCAAAACCTTCTGTAACCTTAATCTGATTTTTACGAACATCTCTCAACCTTTTTACCAAATCATCTAAAGGCGAAGACTTTGGCTTATTGCCACTACTCTTGTCGCCACCACCAACTGGAGCCTTTGCTGTTATAGATGCTCCCTCAGTTACAGCCTTGAAACCTTGCTGTTCTTTATAGTGAGCAATTAAAGCAGCCTGCGATAGCCCCTTATACTGTGCTCCACCGTATGTTCTACCCTCAATTACTGTGTTTTCTTTTAGCCATGTCTGGTAGTCGTCAGTTGCAACAATCTGTGGATCTGGAACATTAATAACTGAAGCAATTGTTGTTGTATACACCTTTTGCTGGTCTTCTGTTAAAGTATTAAAGTAATCTTCATTAAATGCATTAGTTCCTTTAACCTGTGGAATAATTTCGTACACCATGGTTGCTGTTAAATCTTTTTTGCCTTCAATGGCGTCAAGCATTGTGTTTAGTTGTTGATAGGCTGCATCATTTTCTGTGTAGTATTTAACCAAAACATTAGACGGTATAACTGCGTTTAAATTGTTTAACTTAATCATATTTTTAGCAAAGTCTAGTGCGTCTGAATCTTCTTCAAATGCTGAAACTTTAGTAATAAATTGTGCCTGTACTGTTTTGTCAATATCTCCCTTAGCGTTAAGAATATTTTGAGCAGCAACACCAATTGATTCAGATGTAGCACCACTAAACTTTGTTATAATATTCATCATCTTTGGAGCAATGTCTTTGTTATCTGTTGCCATCTGAAGAAGTTGTCTAAAGACTGATGGAGGAATATCGCCACTTGCCATTTTTGCCTGAATTAAAAATTCTTGACCTTTATCTATTGCGCCATCTTTACGAAGTTGTCCTGCCTGTGCACCAACAACATCCATGTAAGCAATTTCATTTGGATTATCTTTATATCTAGCCTTGGCAGCCTTTTTCATACCACTCATCATTGACTCTTGCATACCACCAGCACTGTTGTACTGAGAAACAATATCTTCTTGAATAACTCTTTGTGCTGCTGTTAAATCATTTCTTTTGTCAATTAACTTTTCTTGCAATTCATTTGCTTCATTAATTTTTCCTTGAAGTCTTAACTCTTCAACTTTCTTTTCCATATACAAATCAAATGAATCTAGCATTTGCTTATTTTGCTCCATTGCAATTTTAGCATCTACTGCATATGCTGCTCCAAGTTGTGCGGACTGTTGAGTAAATTTCTTTGAGGCAAAATATCCACCAATTGCTCCTGCTGCAGCACCGATACCGCCACCGATTATTGCTCCAACAGCATTTCCAAGAACTGGGACAACGCTTCCAAGAGCAGCACCAAGTGTTGCTCCTATCGCTGCGCCACCTGCAGCAGATGCGCCTATGCCTACCTTTTGCATTGTTTTTTGTCCAGCAAGTTTAGTAATCATGCCAGCATTTTCAATGTTTGACATGTTTGACTGCATTCTCTTTTGATTTTCGGCAATCATTCTTGTTCTAACTTCAAGAGGGTTTTTATCTAAATCCTCTCCGTTTGGTCCAAGAACCTTTTCCATTTGTGCAATAACTTTAAGACCTATAGACATATCTCCTGCTTCTTTAGCAGCATTCATTGCAAGACTCTTTGCTTGATTAATATCCATTGCTCCAGACATTACTGCAGTTGAAAGTTGGCTTGTCAAGTCAGAAACTACCTGACCACCCTTTCCTGCTGCATTTTGTTTTGCTATATTTTCAGTTAAAGCCTTTCCTTCTTTTGTTTGAGCAAAAGCCTCTCCGTATGTTGTTTTGCCTGTTGCTGGACCTAGCATTGAGAACGAGTTCTTTCTTCTTAGATCCATTTGTTCTGATGCAGTTACTTTACCGCCAAACTTTGCTATGCTCTGAATTGCTGATGTAGACCCTCTAAACTTTTCTGCCTCTTGCAAAACTTTTTCTTGAGCACTATTAAATGCCATTCTTAATGCAATAAATGCTCCAACTGTTGCTGTAAGCCCTGCAATTACTGCCATTACTGGGCTCTTTAGCATAGGCAAAATCATTGAAAGACCCATTAAAGGCATCATTATCTTTTGAGAAATTTCTCCAACTTTGCCTGGGGCCATGGATCCTAGCATTGCAATTCCAGAGGCAGCCATAGCAGCGCCTCCGACACCCATACCAGGTCCCTTGCCTGCTGCGACCCTTGCGGCCCTCTTATCTTCTCTTCTTTGAATATAGGATTTAATTCTTCCAGATGGTGTCATTCTTTGTCCATCTTGTGCCATGTTTGCAGCAACCACTGGCTGAGGAACTGGCGCTTGCGCTGCTATCTTATTTAATCTCTTGTTATCTCTTTCTAACTTTTCTAATTTACGACGAAGAGATTTTTGATTAGCATCTACTGGCCCACTACCATAAAGCGCTGTTCTTGATGCTGCTGCTGCAGACTGGGAAATAGTTAATCCAATTTTTTGTCCTGTTGACTTAGCCTCTGCTATAGAAGATTTTGCTCCAGCAACTATTGATGAACCTATTGCACTGCTTGATTCTGGAGCATCTGCAAAACCAGGAACCCTTACACCTCTAGGACCTTGAACAATTCTCTTACCCTTTTTGGGCTTATTCATTTCTCTTGTATCTTTTGGACTACCTGACTTAACGCCTCTAGTTTTTCTTCTTGTTTTTGGCTTTTCTGTTTTTCCATCTTCATCTTCAACCAATTCATCGGGCTTTACTAGAATGGCATTATGCTTTGCGTGTACGAGTCTCCAGTTAACCTTTTTGCCTTCTTCAAGTCTGTCTATCATTGCCTGATAGTATTTTTGATCTTCTGGTCCAAGATTAAATTTTGCTATCGTTTCTTTTAGTTTTGGCAATGTTCTATCAATTTCAGCAATCATTGCTTTATGGTATTCATCAGGAGTCATATTCTTTGCAATATCTGCCGTTGCATTTCCAAACCAGAATGGTGATTTGCCTGCTGCTGGACCCCTAACTCCACTTAAATTCTTTTCTGCCATTTCAAGCATTGATGGCATTCTTTCTGCGTAACCTCTTGGTCCAGACGCTCCATCTAGTACGCCAGCCTTGCCAACATCTACTAACCTATTTCCGCCTAAGTTTCCTTTCTTTAGGTCGTCATCGCCACGAAGATTTGCTGCAACCAGTTGTCTGAAATATTCTTCTCTGCTAAAATTGCCTGACAATTCTTTTGGAGTAAACTTTGGATCATAGGCAGACTCAAGAGCAAACATTGTTTTTCCAGTGTATGGATCCTTAATAACTCTAAGTTCTTGCTTTGGAGCCTCAAGCCCATGTACTTCTCTTGCTATTATTGTTGCTCTTTGCTCTGCAAGCGCTGCTCGCAAATCAGGCATTGGCTTTACATAAACCTTTTTACCGTCTTCTGTTAGGAACACTCCAGAGGCATCACGAGCAGCAACATTGCTGTATCCAGTACCCTTTTCAAGTTGCTTGCCATATGTGGTAATTGGTCTGCCATCAATGTCTTCTGCGGTTAAGCCTTGTAGTGCTGCTCTTGCTTTTTCAAGAAGTTTTTTTCCTGCAGTACCGCCAATCTTTACTGCACCAGTGTCTCCACCAGATCTTCCAGTTTTAAATACCCAGTTTCCGTTTTTATCCTGTACTAAAGAACCATTATTTCTTTTATCTGTTAATGTCCAGTCATTTGGATTTTTAGACTTCTTCTTTCCACTAACTTCTGGTCTTTCGTATGCAACAACCTTGTCACCATCTCGCTTAACATCAAGCATTATTCCTGGGGCTTTTTTAGCAAGATCCTCTATTGCAGAAACAACAGATGGGTTAGTGTTTGGAGCATAAGTTCTTATATTTTTTATAAGATCTTCAACAGCCATTTTCTTTGCGTCATACTTTATAGTTGAAGCAGATGCAGCGCCGATGCCAGCAACAGAGTATATCTTTTCAATTGCTGGTGCAATTCTTGGGTCTCTTGCAAGACCACCCATTACACCTGTTTTAAGATTACCCATTCGTGAGTATATTACTCTGTCACCTATTTTTGTTCCATCTGGAAGATTTTGTAAAGATAATATTAAGTTTTTACGAATCTTGTTTGTTACTCGTGAAGCCTCATCTGCGGTTAAATTAGAAGGTGGCTTCATTAACTGAGAAGTCATTGTCTCTACAGCACGAGCCTTTCTTATTTCTGCCTCATATTCTCTTACATCTAAAGTATTATTTGTAAGTTTCTTGTGAACTTCTTCTGGAATATCAAACCCAAGTCCACGATATCCTAATGCTCTTTCAATTCCTCTTGCTCCAAGATTGGTTCGTATGTCGCCAAACTGGTCTGAAATATTCTTTGTCTGCATTTGTTGCGGACTTGTCGCATGTGCAAAAACCGTATCTGGCTTAGTTCTTTTCTTTTTAGTTTTAGGAACAGCCGTTCCATCATTAATTAAAGAAGTAATAACTGGCCTATTTGCTGGATCTTGTGCTGCTTGTGCAGGAATAACTGCTTCGCCAGGAGATAGCAATGCTGGGACAATGTCGCCTGCACCCATTGGTCCTGGAACTCTTTCAACGCCTGTTGAGTATCTTCTACTTTGTGGGATACCGCCACCTTTTCCACCTCTACCTACTGGTCCAGTAAATCCTAATTGTGAAGCGATTGCCCTTTGATATGCTGCTGCAAGTGCATTGACTGCTGCAGTTTCAGAGGTAAAGGTTTGTCTAAGTTTTTGGTGAACTTGATCTAATGATGCCGCTACTGCAGATGCCTCAAGTTGTTGTTGAGTTAAATAGTCTGTTTGGTTACCAAGTATCTGTGTTGATGAGCCAGCACGGTTGAACGAGGTTTTCATTGTTGCAAATAACTTAATTATATTTGCAAGTCCGTTAGCCAACAGACCGAATGTCATAAGAGCAATCGGTCCAATTGCTCCTAGCGCTACGGTGAGAATAGTTAAAAACTTTTTACTTCCTTCTCCCAGGTTATTAAATTTATCTAAAATCTTAGATGCAAATTCTACAATTGGAGTAAGAGCCTTTAAGAACTGCTCTCCAACTGGTGCAAGTGTTACCTTAAGATCTTCTATAGACTTTTTAAACTTATATGTTGTTGTATTTTCTATCTTGTCCAATTCTCGCTGTGACAGAATTGCTAACTCTTCTGTTGTTGCTTTTGTTAATCCCAAAACTCTGGCTGCCTGAGAGCCCTCTGCAGTTACGTTCTTAAATAGTGTTGAAAGTCTTGAAAACTGGAACTTTCCAAACAATTGCTCAATTGCTCTTGCACGATTAAGCGGATCTAGTGTATCTAAGGCTTGTGAAAATCCTACAACAGTTGCTGCAACATCTCCTTTATTTGCTTCAACAATACCTTTAATATTTATGCCAAGCCCTGCGAGCATCTTAGATGCTTTTTCAGATGGATTGATTAATGATGCTAGACCAGACTTAAGTGCGTTAGCGCCTTCTGATGCATTAATACCACCTTCCTTCATTGCTGTAAGGAAGAATGCTAGGTCTTCAACATCGCCACCGAGTTGCTGTACAACTGGTCCTGCTTTAGGAATAGCAATAGTTAAATCTTCAATAGATACAACAGTTTGGTTTTCAACTGCGTTAAGGAAGTCAATCTTCTTTGCCAAATCTTCTGCTGCTACACCAAATGCGTTAGTAACAGAAATTGTTGTCTCAAGAGCCTGTTCCTGTTCAACACCGCCAAGCACGGCAAGTCGTGTTGCTTCGGTAACTTGTGCAGTAAGTTCTGCACCCATTTTACCCATTGCTGCAGCGTTTGCTGCCATCTCCATGGTCTTTTCAACAGCAACACCATACTTAGTATATTCTTTTGCAAGTGTCTGTATCTGCTTAACCATTGCGTCAGTTTCTTCTTGCGTAGTAAACATTTCACCGTAAACACGCTTAAACCTAATTGCCTGCTCTTCAAGTTTCATGAAAGTTTTTGCTGCAGTTGATCCGAGTAGCATCAATGGCACTGTAAAACCAACCATCAACTGACGACCAGCCCACTGCGTATTCTTACCAAAATTTAATAGATTAGTTGAGCCTTGCTTTAGTAATTGATTTAATAGTTGCTGTCTCTGTGCTGCGATTTGCGTTTGTGTAGCAAGATTTTTCATGTCCAATGTGAGAGGTCTTACGGCAATGGCTTGAAGGGCTCCATTTGCCCCACGACCCATCTTTATATACTGGGTCTGGATATCTTTTACACGCTCTCGTGCAACTTTATTTATTGTTTCAAACTCAGATTTAAAAAGTCTACCAAAAGTTTTGGTTGCTGCTCCAGTATACCTAAAATACTCTCTGGAGGTTAGTTTATTTTTTTCTAAAGCGTTAGTAAAATACTCAGTACTTGTAGCAACCGTTCGCATGGTTGCTTGAAATTTTCCAGTAGCATTTATGCTGTTCATCAAGTTTTGTGCTTGATTTGCTGCTACCGCTGACGCTGCTGCGCCAGACTTCGACATCTGTGTGTGGAAGGCTGATATTTGACGCTGTAGAAGTTTTAAACTTGCTAAAGCATCTGACGTATCAATATTTACATGAATATTGGATTGAACATCAGCCATCCATCAACACCTCTTTATTTAGTTATTTACAAGATTGCCAAGCAGAGTTGCGTCTGAAAGTCTAATTCCAGATGCCTCTTCGACGATCTTGTATACTGTAGGAAGGTCTATATTTTCTTCTAGGGCTTCCTTGTCTTCCGCCAACTCTGGCTTGTATTGCTGCATTGCGATTTGTACACATTCCATAAGTAGAGTCATTGACTTTTCATTGTCTTCTGCTACTTTGGCGATATCTTCAAACTTCTTCATGAATGGACGAAGTAGTGAGATCTTTAATGGTCTTACCTTGATCTTTGTTCCATCGATGAGAGTTACTGTTTTTTCTTCCGTGGCAGTTGCCATTTATTCCTCCTTATAAGGTTAAAGTTAATTATACCATAGCGGAGTCTATTTTTTTGCTATTCTATAACCTCATAGGTTAGGCCCATTCCTATTCCAAAACCAGCCCTTTCTGCATTTTTACCCTGAAGTGCAAGGATATCATTTCCATTTTCTGCTGCACCTTTACTAAATACCCTAGCCTTCATATCTTCCCATTCATTACTATTCCCTGAATTTTTATCAAGATCCACACCTTGCATAGCAGCGGCAAACTTTTTATCGCTGTAGTCTAAATCTCTTTTAGCCTTAATTGTTGCAGTTAATTCAGGCATTGACAAAGATTGTTCTAATTCTTCATAGTCTTTCCAAATGCCAATCAAAAACGCCTCTGCTTCTAATTTTGCTAAATCCAAAGTCTCCCAGGAAGATCCGCTATCTACGGCTTGAGATTTTACTGGCTCTTCTGATTTTTGATTAATCTTAATTCCTGCTGCAATATCGATAACCTCATATATTGTTGGTAAGTCTAAATTGTCTTCAAGGTCATCTATAGTTTTTATATATGGAGCATATTGCTTCATTGCTATAAGAGCACAAAGAACCAAGACAGATATTGATTCATCATCTGTTTTTGCTGATTTTATTGTTTCAAATTTTGTTAAAAATTCTCTAAGATATTTTATTTTTAGTGGAGCAGCATCAATGACCGTTCCATCAATAAGAGAAAATTTTTTCTTTTCATATACGCTTGTTGCCATTATATAAGTATACCAAATGGAAAAGCCCAGACCTTGTGAGTCTGGGCTAGTCCTATTAAGTTGTATTAGTCGAGTGAACGATCTACGATTTTACCGTATGATGCGTCATCGTTTGGAAGGAGACGGAATGATACTTCAAACATTGAAGCCTCATCACGCTTTGCTGATACTGTAACATTCTCAATTGAGAGTGCACGGTATGCAACATAGATTCTTTCCTTTGGAGTTGCTGAAGAACCAGATCCTGGTCCTACTGCTACTAGTCCACGCTCTAGTGGAACGTCACCAATATCACCTGCGGACATCTTCAATGTTGAGAGTCCTGATGCTGATACTAGGTCTGTATCATCTGCTGCAATTGCAACTAAAAGATTTTCTAGTGTTGCCTCTGCGAATGATGTATTTAGATTAACTGTCATACCTTGCTTGAATAGACGAGCAACGTCGAGAAGTTGATCTACTGCTACTTCACCGAAATCTGGCTGGAATGCGAGTTCCAAACCGTTCGATGTATAACCTACGTTGGTGTAATTTTCGTCATCAAGTGACAAAGTTTCCTTGTAGGATGTTGCGGATGCTGTCATTGCTGGAAGATCTAGTGCTGCTTTTGCATCAGTAATCTTGCCAAGCGCTGAGTCGTATCCGATTGGACCTGCATTATGCGTGAAGAGTGCTGCTGCACCCACGATAATGTTACTACTTGAACCACGGCTGTATGCCATATATTCTCACCTCTTTCATTTTATTAAAAGGGGGTTTGTTTCCTCACCATAATTATACAGCCTTTTTATGATGGGTTTACAGGGTGCCAATCGTAGTCTATTATGATCTTATTCCCCGCATAAGTACGGGCTGTGCCAAAGTCCACGATGTCTCTGGTTTCTTCTAGTTGATAAATCTTAAAGTTGTGGAAAAAGCATGGCTTAGATTCTGCGTTCCAATCTTCTTGGTTTGCTGCTGCCCATTCATTTAGATCTTTTGCCGAATCATCTGCATAATCTAAAAGGTCATTTACCTGCTGCTGAGTAATTATCATCTTTTTTTGTGCGTCATCGCCAGTGGCATAGAAATAGTACAAAAGTTGTTCGCACTTTATGTATGGAAATGGAACCCTTCTCATTTTAAACATTCTGTCATACACAGCAAAAACTCCATTACTGTCTGGAAATGTTTCAGTTAACGCATCTATTTGTGTTGGAAGAGTTGGGAAAAAATATGCGGCCCCGCTAAATTCAGGCATATCTAGTTTTGATGCAAGATATTTGTTGATAATTGTAGGTGGATGATGAATTAATGCTGTCACTGAATACCAACTCCTGCATTAGCAATCCAACGATAGCCCGTTGACAAACCTTTAGATCTGCCCAGTCTTTTACCTGCTGCCATATCTTTTCTATATACAACTGGATTCTCAAGATATCTAGCAATACCGCTTACTCTTAAAAATGCTTGAGAAAAATATCTATTAAAGAACATATCAAATACCTTTTCAAAACCACCCTGAACTTCTGTTCCTCCAGGGCTGTCTACCCTTACTTCATTTTTTGTAAACACTGTTTCTCCGTTATCTTCAAATGCCAAGACTTGTGCCACTCTTGGTCTAATTGTAACTGGAATGCCTTCTTCCATTATTCTTGCCTTATCATAAAACGGAGTCCTAGACCCATTCTTTATTGAAGTAGATTGACGAAACGACGACCTAAATGACAAACCTAGATTACTTGTTGTATATGATATATCATATAATCTTGCACTAGGACTACCTGTCTGATTCCATTCATAAACATGATGCAGCATATCTGGATTAACCCTAGCGTTAGAATCTATAAACTCTTTCATAAGTTCTACTGTTTCTACCCCTATTGTTTTTAGAAATACTGTCTTACCTCTTTGTATGCCCTCCAAAAATCCCATAGAATAATCTACCATATTGTTCATTTCTTTTTTAAATTGCGCTGAATTAAATACGGCTCTCATACATCACCTGTTTGATTTTCTGATCTTCTTATAACTAGTTTGTAAGATTCAACTGTTCCGAATGGGCCAACAAATGGCTCATATGTTGCTATCTCAAACAGCGTTCCTTTGCCAGATCTTGGCCCAGATGTTTCTAAGTAGATCAGGTTGCCCTCTTGATCTTTAATATCTGTTATTAGTATGTTTGTTAAAGAATTTTTAGCATCTCTGGATGACATCCTTATGTCTGATTTTACTCTTCCAATTAAAATTGAATGTTGGGTTATATTAACATTTGGCTTAACTTCTTCTTTAAAAGCAGTTCCACCAGAACTAAAGTTACATGCAATAACCCTATCTAAAACCCATTGCTTTTTTATTGCACCAAAGTCACCTTGCTCAACTATTGGATGATACAAAGATGCTTGCATTGGAAACATAAAGTCTGGGGTTTCGCATATTGTCATTACAACACCCCAAGTTTTGTAATAGACTTAGTATACTTTGAAAGTATCTTGTCTACAAGTATATTTCCCGTTCCCTCGAAAAGACCTTTGTCAAACTGAATTCTATATTGATCTGTATTGTACGAAGAAATAAATCTCTTATAATAATCTAACTTTCCACAGTCTATATCGTGAACAAGCATCTCAGTTGCTTTTACAATATCTGATGGAACATTGGAGTAACCGTACTCAACTGTTATTCTGTAGTCCCATGTTTTGCCAAATCCTCTGTAAATAAATTGTGGATCTAGAGAATCCGAAGACGCTGCTGGCAGAACAAGTGGGGCTGACTCTGCACGATTAATATTGTCTGTTGACTTTTCAACAATTGCTGTTTTATCAGATGTTACTTCATATTCTCTATCTGTTACCAATTTGTTATTTTCGTATACACTTAAAACCTTTTTTACATCATCCCAGATAGGTAAATAGTCTGATCCAGTTCCTGTAAAATTTAAAACCTTTTTCTTATAATAAAAACCTTCTCCAACAATTGAATCAATTATTGCTCTTGCTATACCTTCACTATCTGCATATGCAGCAATGTCAGAAGCAGTGTTTCCCTTTGTGGACGGATCCACATACGGTCTAGTTACCTCATATGTATCGTCAATAATAACATCATCTATAATTTTTACTTCTACCCTATACTCAGAGTCATACCTTCCAGGAAGGTTTATAGTTAGAGTGTCCCCTGTAGAAAGTTCTGGAAATTCTAGTGTGGATACAGAAAGGTCCGCCATATCAGTTACTAAAACAGTTACATCTTCATTTACGATAGACGAAGGAATAGTGTAAGTAACTGGTATATCTGCGTATGGCGGAACTCTCAATATCTCCATACTATATTACCCTAAAACCTTTTTTACTTCTTCGGGTGTTGCAACACGGACATGTGAGCGAGTAAGCCACTTGTCTGCTTGCTCTTTTGTTACAATATTGTAACCTCTGTAAAGTGTTCCAACTTCTTCCCAACGAACATTCTTTGTTGAGTGAATGGCCACCTTGTCTCCATCTTGATTTGCTGGCTTAACAGTCTTCTTTGGACCGTCTGCTGCCATTGATCCAATAGCACCTGTATTTGTAAATCCTAGCGCTTGAACTGGCTCTGCTGCTGGCTCTTCAACCTTTGCTGGCGCTTCTACAACAACTGGCTCTACGACAGGCTCTGCAGCAGGCTCTACTGGTGTTTCAGCAACAATAGGCTCTGGTGCATTTTCTGCTACGAATGGCTTGTTATATTCATTGTTTTCCATAATATCCTCCTTGTTTGTATTATATCACTAAAGTATTAAGGGGGACAGGAGAGTGAACTCCCGCCCCCCATAAAAGGTTACTTCTACAGATTACTCATCTGCTGAAGCGTCAGCGAATG